TTGTCCCCTGCGGGGCGGCGGTTCTTGTTCTTCTGGCGCCTTTCCTCGCGGACGTTCATCGCCTTCATCTTGACGAGGAGGGCGCAGAACTCCGAGAGGGGCTCCCTGCGTATGCTGAGAGGGTTTAGGGAGGGGAAGCGGTCGCAGACGGCCGCCTCGGCCTCGAATATGACGTCGGCGAGGGTCGCGTCGTCCTTCGCCGTTTGGCTTTTGGGCCCGAGGCCCCCATGAGGCACGTCAGCGAGTAGGTGACGATGCCCATCATCACGGCCCCGACGTCCGCCGGGAGGCACTGCCTGTACTCCTCGTCGGTGAGCCCGTCGAAGAGCCTCTTGGCGACCTCCCGGAAGCTCATGAAGGCGCGGATGATGGAGGCGGTGACCGCCTGGAGGGCGGCCGGGTCGGTGTCCATCGCCGGGATCCTGTCGACGTCGACCATGCGGAGGACGTCCTCGCATATCCCGACGGTCAAATCCTGCTCGTCGGCGACGTAGGTCTTGGCGACCTCCCTGCCAGCGTAGACGGCGAGCGTAAGCTCCATCTCAGACCCTCGCCTGAAGGGAGTCAGGGGTGGTCACGACGTCGAAGAACGTGGAGACGTTGGCCAGCTCAAGGCTGGTGTCGACGTTCAGGGCCTTGCATCCCTTGCCGGTGGCGGTGAACTTGTGCATAGTGCTCACGCCGGTGTAGATGAGCTCCTGGCTGTTGGCGTCGGTGCTCTCGTTCTCGGTGTGGTTGACCTGGTCGGGCACGCCGAAGGTCCCCTTGAGCCTCCAGACGTAGATCTCGTCGCCGTTGGTCTTCTTGGTCTTGTACCCCAGCGCGAAATACTTGGTCTGGCGGTTGCCCTCGATGTAGGCGCCCTTGGTGGAGTCCCACACCTGGCCGGTGATGTCGGCCAGGACGTCGAGCGGGATGGCGCTCACGGTGCAGGTCAGGGTGTCGGCCCCCGCGCTGGTGATGACGATGGCGGGGATGTTGTCGTAGTAGTGCGATTCGGTGCTGGAGTCGGTGGTCTTGCTTATCTCGGCCACCCCGGCGAGGCTTTTGACCGTGCCGGTCGTGTACGCGTTCTCGTCGTCGGCGAGGACCTCGGCGTAGACCAGGCCCTCCACTCCTCTGTACTCGGTGATCTCACTCATGTGAATTCCTCGGTGTTCTCATGCGATTCGTAAAGCTGTTTGTAGATTAGCTGGATGGTGCGCCCGGTGACGTCGGGCTCGTCGCTGGCGAGGTCGCGGGCGCGTCCCTGCGGTATGAAGCCGGCCGCCCTCGCGGACTCCAGGAAGGCGTCCATGACGGAGTAGAGCAGGGCCGGGTCGCTGGTGTAGAAGTACACCCTCCACGTCCAGTCCGCCGAGTGGGGGCGGTCGTCGTAGAACGTGTCCTCCGGCGTGTCCTGGTTCCAGAAGGTGAAGAAGGACGCCGGATAGGGCGCGTCGGGCGCGAGGCTCCCCTGACGGAAATACGGGTAGCCGGTGGACTCCAGAAGGCTCTCCAAAGCTTCCCAGGTCATGCCAGCCCCTTCTCCTTCATGATGGCCATCAGCTCGGCCTGGAGGTCCTGGGCGATGACGTCCAGGTTGTCGTTGACGGCGTAGTACATCACGAACTGGGGCTTGATCTTGGGCGTCCCGTACTCGAAGAACAGGGCGGCCAGGCCCCCCTCGTCCTTCTTGAAGCCGTACTCGTAGACCCCTGTGCCGTCCTTCTGCCAGACGAGCTTCCCGGAGTAGAAGGACTCTGCCGTCCTCCCGGTCTTCCGGTGAGGGTGGAGCGAGCGGTCGGTGCGGTCGAACCAATCCAGCATTATCGCCTCGGGCTTGGCCATCCCGGCCTTGTAGGCGCGGGCGAGGGGCTCCTGGACGTCGCCCAGGACGCGCTCCATCTTCTCGACCATGTCCGGTATCCCGTATATCGAGAGGTAGAGGCCCTTCATGCTCCGCTTCTTGGTCTTCTTGGCCATGTCAGGCCCCTCCCTGTATGCGCTTCCCCTTGAACTGCAGCCATTGATGCCTCATGCTGATGTCCTCGGGGTCGCCGATGACCTCCCACTCGCTCCCGTCCTCCAGGAGGCGGATGGCGTCCCCGGCGCGTATCTCCGGGGTGTACCATGTCTGGAACACCATCGTGCTCACGGCGGAGATGATGCCGTCCTCGTCCCTCTCCGTCCCGCCGAACGACCTCGCGGTGACGTTCACGCGGGGCCCCTCGGCGCGGACCCTCTTGACGACGCCGTTGACTTTCGTCTGCGTGGTCTTGAGGATGACCGCCGGGGTGGCGAAGGGCGCGGACGGCTGCCAGGTCATCTCTGCCCCTCCCCTGCGCCGGGATCTGCGTCGGGCGCGGACCTGTCCCCGGAGCCCATCGACAGGCTGACACCTCCCTGAACGCCGTCCAGGATGGACAGCGCGGAGTAGACGCCCTCTCCGGACGGGAGGTCGGCCACGGGCACAGGGTCCTCCACCGCCGTCCAGTAGGTCCCGAGGGATGAGGTGTTGCGCCACCCGGTCAGCAGCACGGCGCACGGCCCCTGGTAGCGGCTTGTCTGCTTCGCCCACATCTGGACGACGCCGTCCTGCTGGACTATGGCGTAGTCGGCGGGGTCTATCCCTGCCGCGCACATCCACTCGAAGCGGAGCACGGGCGCGGATGAAGTCGTGCGCTGGCTGAGCTGGCATAGCCCGTATTGATACCCTCCGAGCGGGTTGGTGATGCTTACGACGAAGACCCCGCAGGTTGAGGTGTTCTGGGTCGTCGTGACGGACGCCTCCCATATGGGCCGCCAATTGGGATACGACTCGTCGGAGGCGGTCCTGGCCATGTTGAGGTTGAAGCCCGTATCGACCGCGGTGATCTCCTCCAGCGCCTCGGTCCCCGAGGACATCGAAGTGGCGTTGGTGATGGTGGACGTCAGGCCGACGACCTTTATCTGCGAGCCCGTGGCGGTGCTGACAGCGCCCTCGACGGTCACGACGAGGCTCCTGGAGCCAGTGCTCCCGGCGTGCAGGTAGACCTCGTAGGAGTCGCTGCCGCTGTTGTAGCCGAGGACGTAGGTGTTGAGGTCGGCCCAGCTGGACTCGGCGTGGATATCCCCGTATGCCGTGTCGCCGGACTTATGGAGGCCCCCGAGCTCGATGACGGTGTACCGGGCGCTCTCGCGGTAGCTGACCCTCAGCCTTAGCGCCGAGGTCCCGGAGGGCCTGGAGAAGCTGAAGAGCTTGAGGTAGCGCCCCTTCGACACGCTGGTGGCGCCGTAGGCCGCGTGGACCCAGGCCGACTGCGCCTTGACGGTGCCGTCGAGGACCAGGGGCCCCTGGACGGTCTGGCTGATCGTCGGGAGGTCCTTCTTGAGCGCCGATGCGTCGAGCGCGGCCACCACGCGGTTGGCGATGGGCCTGTCGCTGGTAGAGTCGAAGGCGTCGTCCACCAGCAGGCTCGTGACCTCGCCCTCCCACTGCTCGTAGAGGGCGTCGTCGAACTCCACCGGCTCGGTGCCGGATTCGAGGATGCACTTGGTGACCTTGATCCTGGCCTCGTTGGTGCATATCCCCAGGGCCTCGGAGTAGATCCCGATGCCCACCTCCGGGTAGCCTATCGGCATCTGGACGGTGGCGGCCCCCGTAGGAGGCGTGCCCGCCGTCACGGTCGTAGGGATGTCGTAGTGGTAGGAGCCGAAGCGCACCCTGATGTAGACTGTGCCGCTCCACTCCGCGTCGTAGGTGACCGTCATCGGGTAGTCGTTCCCGGCCACGACGTCGGCCGCCTCTACGGCGAGAATCCTGTTGCTGATCGTTGCTGTGATTCCTGTCATAGCGTCACCTCTCCGGGGCCGTCGACGCCTCCCGTGACGTCCAGGATGGACGGCGTGACGCGCACGCGGGCCCTGTTGGTGGTGGCCAGCCTGCCCGAGTAGACCCCCATCTCCATGACGGGGTGCATCGGGGCGGTGATGGTGGCCGCGCCGTTGCTGGCCACGTAATCCTCGTAAGTGTCCCCGGCCCACACCCTCACGGTGATGCCCGTCCTTCCCTCCCACTGGGAGTCGAGGTCCAGCGTCACGTTGTAAGGGTTCCCGGAGACGGCCTAATCGAGGTCGGCGGCGGCGATGAGGTTGCGTACCGTGAGTATCATGCGTCCGGCCTCCTTACGGCCATCTGGACGGCCCTCTGGTAGAATGCCGGCGAGAAGGCCCCCTCCCCGGAGCCGTAGCTCCACAGGTCGGCGACGCCCCTCGCCACTATCCCGACGGCCTCCTCCGACTCCAGGGCCTCGGCGGGGACCCCGGCGTCGAAAAGGTACGCCTTCACGTCCTCGATGTAGCCCGAGAGGGTCGCGTCGTGGTACTCGCCCACGATGCCCAGGCGGGCCTTGGTCTCGGCCAGGAAGTCGACGGCCATATCATCCCTCAGTTGGAGGCGACCTTCTTGAGCAGGTAGATATAGGACCCATCCAAGACGTTACCGTCGTTCACGACCAGGGCCTTGTCGACCCACTCGTTCTTCTCCTCGTCGAAGTAGCGCTTCACGCCGAACTCCATATTGGAGTTGATGGCGTACGCCTTCTGCGGGACCCACAGCATCCCGAAGTACGGGGAGTCGCTTCCGCTGAGGTCGATGTCGCCGAAGGTCTGGAAGATGTCCTCCTCGACGAAGACGACCTCGCGGCCCTTGAAGGTCGCGGTCTCGGCGCCGTCCACGGGGTTGAACGTCTCGTAGTAGACGGGGCGCCCGTTGTCGTCCTCCATGCCCTTGATGACGCTCTCGTAGGTCCCGGCGGACATGACGAACTCCGGCCTCTGGCCCCTCATGCCGAGCGGGATCTTGGCGAAGAGCTTGGACTGCCACTCCTGCCAGTCCATGACCTCGGAGGCGGTGAACGTGATGGTGTTGGCGGCGGGGATGCGGCTGCTGACGGCGGCGGCCTCGGTCAGGATGCCGTTGCACTGGAGGGCGGTGGGATCCCCGGCGATGATCTCCTTGTCCATCGCCTTGACGTAGGCCTCGACGATGCACTTGGCGAGCTCGCCCTCGAAGACGGGGACGGACACGATGCTGGCCAGGAGGCTGGTGGCGACGCGGATCTCCCCGACGTTGTAGCCGAACTGCACGTAAGAGGTGCCGGAGTAGGGGTTCTGCCTGTCGCTGGGCGCGGCCCCGGTGCTCTCCTCGGTCAGCCTGTGGAAGGTGGCGGAGAAGCTTCCCACGGGGTACTTGACGCCGCCCCTGATGTTCGTCTTGCGGACGCGGGAGTAGAGCTGGCCGTAGACCTTCTCGACGCCGGATATGATCTCCTGCATCACGGTCTCGGGGATGAGCACGCCGAGGTCGGCGGTGACGATGCGGTCGTTGGACCTCTTGAGCACGTCGGCCATCTTGCCGGTCTGGACGTAGTCCTTGAACGCGCTCCTGTACTCCATGTCGTCGGCGTCCTTGGCGTCCGCCTTCTTCATCTCGACGGTCCCGAGGGCCTTCATGGGCTCGAAGACGGGCTCGGCGTCGAGCTTGGACATCTGCGCCCTGGCCTCGGCGATCTCGGCGTTCAGCGTGTCGATCTGCTTCCCGATGCTCCTCACCTCGTCGGCGGAGTCGGAAGCGTCAGACCTCTTTCCGAGGTCCATTTTCTGCATCTCCTTGTCGGAGATTACCTTCTGAAGATATGCCTTCATAGTCTCACCTTGTTGGTGTTCTTGGCTTTCTCCAGCTCTAAGGCTTGCTGCCTCGCGGTTTCCTCCGCGCGTGCCCTGGCTTCCTCCAGAGGCGAGAAGTCGGTTTCCTCCGAGCTCCGGGCGTCGATGCTGGTCTGAGGATAGGCGGGGTCGTTGACCGCGCTCACCTCATGGATTATGCTAATGTCGTCTATCGTTCTTAAAGGCGATTCCGTGCTGAGGTCGCTCCAGCGGTCCCCGCGCACCCTGAACATGAAGCTGCATCCGGTGATGTCCCCCCTCTTGACCGCGCTGTATAAGGTGGCCGCCTCCGGGTTGCCCTCGACGTCCAGCACCGTGCGGGCGCTCAGGCCCTCCGGCGTGACCTCCAGCTTCAGGGTGCCCCTGCCGTTCTTGCTCCTGGCCAGCGGCACCCTCTCGTACTCATGGTTCACGCAGAACAGGACGTCGCTCATGTCGCAGTTGTCCAGGGCGGTGGGCGCTATTATCTCGCGGTACTCCTCCCCGCTCCACCAGTCCTTTATGACGGTCTCCTGGTTGAAGACCACCGGGGTGAAGACGACCTCCTTCCCGGCCTCGGTGTCCTCGGCCCTGAGCTCGCAGGACCTGCGGACGATCGGCTCCTTCTCATGCTTCCTTGCCATCTGCATCACTCTCCTCTCCGTTCCCTGCGTCTTCCTTTCCGAGCTGGTACTGCCCCGCTATCGCCGCGTCGACGTAGTTGAGGCTCTGCTTCCTGACGCCCTCCAGCTCGGCGAGCGGGCGCAGTCCGAATATCTCGCGCTTCTCGTTCTCGTAGAGCGCCCCGGAGTCCCCGAGGAGCCTGACCAGCTCGAGCTTCTGGCTCATGGTCATGAAGACCAGCTCCTCGGCGTAGAACACCACGCGGTTGCCGAAGCCGTAGGACTCCCTGCGGGAGAACAGCGTGCGCGTGAACGCCTGGGAATAGGCCGCTATCAACGGCTCCAGGGTCTTCTGGTAGAAGGCCTCGTACTGCTCCTTGGTGAAGTCGCCGGTCAGGATGCACAGCGGCACCCCGAAGGCCCTCAGGATCTTCTCGTCGATGAACTTCAGCGTGCCCTCGTCGACGACCTTGGCCTCCTTCTTTATCGGGATGAACTCCCCCTTGAGGTCCATCGCCAGGAACCCGCTCTCGGACTTGGCCAGCCTCTCGGTGAGGTCCTTCAGGGCCTGCTCGGTCTTGCCCTCGTCCAGAAGACTGTTGTACTTGACGACGCCGTTGACGGCGAAGCTGGACTTCAGGGCCTTGCTGACGCCCTGGAGAAGCTCGTCGTTGAGCTCCAGCGTCTTGAGCAGGGCGAGGTGGTCGGGCTGGCCCATGACGTTGCCGCCCATCAGCTCGTTCACGCTGTAATTGTAGCGGATGTGGATGACGTCGTCGTATCTCAGCGTCGACTGGTACCCGCTGGCGAACGTGAGCTGGACGAACAGCGATCCGGACGCGTCCTGAAGGAAGGACACGTTCACGGGCTGGACGGGGTAAAGGGCCTCGAGCCTCCCGTCTGCGGACCACTGCGGGACGATGAAGGCGTTGTAGTTCAGGTAGAGCTGCCACGTGACCCTCTCGATGAGGTCTGTCGTGGTCATCAAGGGGTTGGGGCTGTCGAGCACCGCCTGGACGGGGCCCTGGACGGCCACGCTGTCGGTGCCCTTGCTGCGGACGTGCACGGGCTTGAGCTTCTTCATCTCGTGGACCACGCACGCTATCGCCTGCTGGACGACGTCGGAGGCGTATATGTCCTGCCCGAACTGGCTGAACACCGGCGTGTAGCCGGACAGCACCTGGGCGGGCCTCGCCGTCTCCGGCGGCTTCCGCTTCAGAAAGTCGAATATGGCCATCGCTTTTCGATGGTGGTCGCTGTTATTATCCTTTTAGGGCGAATCCTGTCCTTTCTGTGATAAAGCCGCCGTGAGGGCCGCGAACTCCGTCCTGTTGCGCCTCCACATCTCGTAGGCTATCGCCAGCGTCACGGCCCCGTCGATCTTCCTGCTGGCGAGTCCGTCGGCCTTGACCAGGAGGCCGTTGCCCTGGCTGTTTATCTTGAGGCAGGCGTTCGACAGGCACCAGCGGTCCAGCGCATTCAGGCCGGCGACGTGGTGGGACTTGAGGTCGCTCTCGACCATCTTCACCGGGAGGTTCATGACCTCGGGGCTCTGGTAGACGATCTCGCAGTCGAAGCCGTAGGACTCCATCCTCTGAAGGAACTCGGTGGCGAACTTGGCGTCGTAGCCCACCTTGTAGGGCTTCAGGCCCCAGGTCTTGTACAATTCGAGGAACCAGTCGGCCAGCACGGTCACGTCCAGGTAGTTGCCGGGGCATATTCTCAGGATGCCTTCCCTGGCCCACTGCTCGTACCTCGCCCCGGCGCTCCTGTCGTCGCTCCGCTCGAGCTTGCCCTCGGGGATGAAGTACATGGTGAGGACGTACTTCCTGGGGTCGTCCGGCTTCATCAGTATGGCCTTGGCGCATGAGAGGTCGGTGGTCTCGGCCAGGTCCACCCCTCCGATGCAGACCGCCCCCCTGAAGCTCTCGGGGTCGAACGGGGCGTCGTAGGAGTAGTCCTCGGGCATCAGCCACGCCTCGGACGTGTTCTGCTTGATGTTGAAGTCCTTGCACAGGACGTAGGCGCGGTCGGCCTTGGACTGCCTGGCCAGGTCGACCTGCTGTTCAAGATAATCCCAGCGCTTGACCTCGCCGAGGGTCGGATTTGACTTCATCCACAGCCTGTTCTCCCTGTTGCCCTCCCATACCTCGCGCTCGGAGTCCTGCGTGTAGAGCCACGGGAGGTAACGGCGCGAGGCGAGGTCGTAGGCCTCCCCGGCGATGATGCTCCTGGCCCTCCTGAGCTCCTGGTCGAGGAAGCCGTCGTTGACCACCCCTTCCGTCGTGATCATTATCAGGAGCGGGTCCTCCTTGGTCGACTGGCTCTGCTCGATGGACTTCACGATGACGTTGTCCCGCATCTCGTGGACCTCGTCGACCACGGCCACATCGATATTGCGTCCCTCCTTGTTCCTCGAACGGTCTGACAGCTTGAAGATGCGGTTGTCGTTGAGCCTGCACTTAAGGCCCTTCTGGTTCCTCCAGGTGTCGACGCTCCTGGGGTCTATCATCTCGCGCATGGTGTCGCACGCCTGGAACAGGATGTCCGCCTGGGGGTCGTCGTTGCTGGAGCATACTATGTCGCGCCCGTGGCCGCCGATGACCATGTCCGTGAGGAGCAGGGCGCTGGCGAGCTGGCTCTTGCCCCCCTTCCTCGATATGAGGAGGAGGACCCTCTGGAAGCGGGGGTTGCCGTCCGGGGTCCTGAAGCCGTAGACGGCGGATATGAAGGCCCTCTGCCACTGCATCAGCACCATCGGCTTCCCGAACCAGGGGGACTTGGTGAGGCGCACGCACCCCTCCATAAACCCCATGCGGCGGTCGGCGTCCGTGGTGTCGTAAATCCATTCGTCGCCGTCCATGTCCTCCATGAGCTGGCGGAGGACGGCCTTCAGCTCCTGGCCCGCCGGGATCTCGGAAGACAGGACCGCCTGGGCGTAGGATTCCAGGCAGCCGTTGGTCCTAAGGATGGTCATCTCATGGCCTCCTTCGCCGCCCTTTCCATTTCGTCGGCGAAGGCCCCGCCCCAGTCCGACGCCCCTCCCACGAGGTCGGCGTGCCAGCCGTCGCACTTCCATGTCAGCACGGCCTCGTCCAGGCTCATAAAGGCATCCTCATAGGCGTGGTCCCGCACGGTCATGGCATCCCCCTCGCGGATAGCCTCGGCCATCGCCAGGGCGTCCTCCGCGGCCATAATCAAGACCTGGACGCTTCCCGCGGCCTCGCGCCTGACAAGGACCCTGCCCGTGGTCAGCGGAATGCAGTCGTACATCACGATGATTGTCATGGCCTGCCTTCCAGCCTCTTGAGGTACTCGCGGAGGGGGCTGTCCTCCTCCACGTCACCGTCCCGCCTCAGCTGCATCAGGAGGACGCGCACGATGTCGGTCTGCTTGGCCAGCAGGTCCTTGTAGAGCCTCCCCGCGGGCGTGGCCTTTTGGATGCTCCTGTCCTGCGGATGGAAGCGGATGAAGGGCTCCTGCTTGACCTCGGCGATGCGGGCCTCTATCTCCACGAGCTCGTCGATGAGGGGCCCGGCGACTGTCAGGACTGCGGGGTCCTTGAAGAGGGCGCGGAGGTCCTCGGCGCGCGTCATTCTCCGCCTCCCTTGCGGCGGCCCCGATCTCGTCCGCCCACAGATCGGGCCATTCCGAATCCCACAGGCTGTCCTCTGCGCCGTCCTGCCAGTACAGCGAGAAGGACTCGCATGGCACGAAGTCCGCATGGAGGGCGAGTTTCCCCGTCCGCGCGTCGTCGAACAGCCCTGACTTCCAGCCCGGGTCGCGAATGATCCTGGCCAGCCTCATGGCGTCCTCCGGCGTGAGCAGGGCGGAGGCGTGGGCCATGACCTCCGTCCCTCCGATGACGCTATACCTCTCCACGAACCTGTCGAGGCGCACCAGGCCCCCTTCGAAGGTTGGCCCCGCCATGTGCTTCACGATGACCGTCATCCCTTGCGCCTCCTTTCTATCCATCCCGCCACGAGGTCGGCGACCACGTCGGCGAGGACGCTCCCTGCGAATCCGCCTATCATGGAGCCGATGGCGATGTGTATGACCTCCATCGCCTCCTCGCCCCCGTGGTGGCGGGCTCGAGCCAGCGGTAGCGGTCATACAGCCTCTCGACCCTGGCGTAGGTGCGGATGTTGGAGGTCGGGAGCTCCGAGGGGTCCTTGGCGTCGAAGAGCCTGCGGATGTCGCAGACGCTCTGGATCGTGGCCAGCTTGGTCCTCGCGTCGGCGGAGTTGAACCCTTTATGGAGGGCCAGCCTCCTAATGGCGTCCCCCGTCTCGCGGCCCCCCCTGATGACCATCGCGCTCATGGCGACGCTCGACAGACTGTCGCACCCCATCCCCTCGACGGCGAAGGTCCCCCTCCCCTTGTAGAACAGGTTGCCCTTCAGATCCGGGCGGGTCGCGCCGAGCATCCCTCTATATTCGCGGTATGCCATCGGGGCGCAGGCCATCGGCGTGCACGGCGTGGCCCTGAACGGCGTGTCGTGGACCAGCACCGAGGCCTGAGGGTATCTCTCGGGGCATCTCCCGTCTCCCTGCGCGATGGCCTCCGGCAATGCCTTCCAGTCCTCGGCGGTCTCCGTCGGGAGGCCCACGATGTTGTAGACCTTGACCTGCCTCGGCTTGATGCGGCCCATCTCCTCCACCAGCCTCGACACCAGCGAGTCTGGAATGGGCTTGTTGACCATGCGCCTCAGCCTCTCGCTGATGCCGTCGATGGCGGTGATGCGAAGATGGCCCATGTCCGCGAACCCCGTCTTGGCGAGGTCCAGCATGGCCCTCTCGTTGTCCGCCGAGGTGAAGAGGCCGTCGGTGTGGAACCTGCCCGACTCGGCGCAATGCCTCCTATGCCAGGTGTACCCGCAGAACAGGCACTTGTGGTTGCATCCGAGGTTGCTCTCCTGGAACGTCTTGGCCCCGAGTTGAACCGCATGGGGGTACATCCCCGACTGCGCTATGCGGTACTCCTCGCCGGGGTCGTAGTCGGCGCACCGTATCAGGCTCCCGCCGTGGGCCGTGTGGCCCTTGAGGACGGCTTCGGCTAATTCGAGGACGCTCCCCTCGGCCCGCCCGAGCTGGATGTAGTCGCAGATCCCGAGGAGGGGCTGCGGGTTGAGGACCCCGGGGCCTCCGAGGGCCACACGATAGTCGCCGGACGGCCATGACTGGCGTTCCCTGATGTACTGCCATACGTCGCAGTCGGAGGTCAGGGAGGCGAGGACCAGCCTGTAGCGTCCGAGGGACGGGGCCCCGGCGAGGTCGACCTCGTACCCGGCCCTCTCGAGGATGTCTTTGGCCACCATCAGCCCCGAGTACATCCTGGTGTCGAAGCAGTCCTTGGCGTAAGAGCCCTTGACCTCGTGGCGCGGGACGTAGCACGCGATCTCGGCTGTCATAGAACTCGAACCCGCACTTCGGGCATCTGCACATCCTGGGGTCGCCGGAGCCGAGGCCCCCGCCGTAGCCCTCCCCGGCCTTGTCCTCGGCGTCCTCGAAGACGTCCAGGGCCTCGCCGTCGAGCTCGAACCCGAAGAGGCCCATGTCGATGCCCTCGATCTCCGACAGCTCGACGTCCAGCATCGGGAGGTTCCATTCGCTCAGGTCGTGGGTCTTGTTGTCTGCCAGCCTATATGCCCTGCACTGCTCGTCGGTGAGGTCACCGCAGTAAATCACGGGGACCTCCTTCAGCCCCAGCTCGAGGGCGGCCTTCAGCCTCGTGTGGCCCGCGATGACCTCGCCGTCGGGCTTGGCGAGGATGGGGTTGCGGAACCCGAACTCCTCGATGCTCGCCTTGACGGCTGGCACTGCGTCGTCGTTGCTCCTGGGGTTGTTCTCGTACGGCGTCAATTGCGCCGGGTCTACCATCTCGATCTTCATCTTCTTCACCTTCCGTAATCGTGTTTATCCATGCGGTGTCCGGGTCGGGCTGTTTGACGACCGCCATCCTGCCCTTCCTCTGGCACTCGCCCATCTACTCTATGTGCTCGCTCACGGCCTCGATGTCCTTCCAGCAGGCGTCCAGCGTCGGGCCCTGCGGGTACGGCGTCCACTCGGGGTGCAGGGCGGTGTACGACCTGTGGCCGTGGCGGTGCTCGACGTTGTACATGGGCCTGCACTCGCCCGCCGCCCACAGCGACCTCAGCGCGTCCTCGGCCCTCTGGACGTCCTCGGGGCTTGGGCGCTTGACCCTCTTCCCCCTGACATGGATTCCGTCGATGACGGGCCCGGGGGTCTTGGCCAGCGTCCATGCGTCGACCCAGTGGCCCCCGGGGTAGGAGAAGATGAGGCGGGCGACCTCCTCGTATGTGGCTACCGTCATGCGTAGTCCTCCAGCACGGTCCTCGCGCGGTACTCCATGACATGATGCCTCAGACAGCCGTTGCGCTGGACCCACGTGGTGCTGTCGATGGAGTCGGCCCCTGCGGCGTCCGCCATCAGCATCCTCTCGACGGTCCCCATGCGCCCGACATGGCAGGTCATCCCGTGCCCGTGCGCGAAGTCCGCCCACTCCCTCATGGTGGCGAGCTTCCATTCCATCGTGCCCCCCACGAATATGACGGAGACACGGTCGAGCTGGCCCCAAGCCCCCGCTATCCTGCGGACCATGTCGGCATCCATCCCGTCCTGGACCGCCAAGGCCCACTTGAAGCCCATGCGGGGGAAGGTGGCGTCCAGCGTCTCGCGCCAGCTCAGCGACAGGTTCAGCGACTCTGCGCCCCCGCCCACGATGTCCGGCAGGACGGCGAACTCCGGGATCCTCCTCTCCTCCTCGCACCTGTGCAGTATGCGGAGGAAGGTGGACGGGTCCCATCTCTTGCCCTGGCTCCATGCGCTGTACGCGCCGTTGTCGACGGCGAAGAATGGATAATCCGAGGGGTCGCGCCATCCGTCGCACATCATCAGCCCGACGCCGAGCTCCTTGCACACCTGGCGGTTGGCCTTGGAGCCCCCGGCGGTGTAGAGCCTCATGGCTCCCGCCCCCACTCGCCGACGATCCCGGCGACGTCGTCGCGGAACCCCTGCATCGCATCATCTCCCTGATTATCGACCACACCCCAGCGAGTACCGCCATGACTCCCAGGGCGCAGATTACGGCACGGGCTATCGCGTCGTTACGCTTGCTCTCCGGGGACCTCCCTACCGGCATCGGCATCGCTCGCCCTCCATGCAGGTCATCTCCTCCGCCTCCCCCTCGCGGCTGCGCTCTCGACGGCCTGGATGGGGAGCCTCGCCCATGCGTAGAGTGCGCTCTCCCTCATGGCGGCGGCGTCCCTGTCATCCATCCCCGCCAGGGCCTCCACGGCGTCCCTGAGGCTGTCGCGGGCCTTCTCCATCGCGTCGACGGCCTCCAGCATGGCCTCGCGGGCCTCCTGAAGCTCGGTCATGGGTGCGCCCTCCTCCACCTCGAGAAGTCGCCCCTGTCGCGGTACTCCTCCGCCATGCCCTACGCCACCAGGACGGCCATCATGCGCCCGAGACTCGGGGCGTGCCACTCGGGGACCGTGACCGCGAAGCCCGTCCTCGCGTGAAGACGGACGTACAGCTCGGGGAACGTCGCCCATGCGCCGTCCAGCAGGTCCAGCGGGTCCACCCCCCTGCACCTCATGCAGGTCATGCGCCGGCCCCCTATATGCGGTCCATCTCGGCGCGGATGATGCAGGGGAGCTCCAGCGGGTCCCATCCCTCCAGCCTGCATATCTTTATGTCCGCGAGGACGTCTTTCAGTATCTTCTCGACGAGCTGATGGCGGCAAAGGTCGTTGATGGCCCTGGGGTCGCAGTCCCTCCCGAACCTCCACTCCATCGCTCCCCCTCCGGCTTCAGCTCCGTCCGCCAGCCCGCTGATATGACGACGTAGATGCGGCTGTTCCCGGGGTCCTCCCGGTAGAAGGCCATCGCCCTGCCGTAGTCCACGAAGCGGTGCTCGACGGTCGTCTCCGGCCCCTTCCTCTCGACAATGTATTCAGTCATCGTCCACCACCATGTTCCCGACCCTCTCCCCCTCGCGGAGCAGCGGGCACGACATCAGGCCGTCCTCCTCGATGCACTCTGCCAGCGCATGGAGGTAGGCCACGAGCTGGCTTGTCGTGCAGTCTATGTCCAAATCCATCCTTATCCTCATTCCTTCCTCACCATCCTGTAAATCGGGACGAACCGCCCCTTCTCGCATACCCACTCCTGCACCGCTATCCTGCCCTCGGCCTCCATCCATGCCAGTATGCCGACGATGTCCTTGGGGCGTGTGTCCGGCCACCTCGGCTCCGGCACGCACTTCCTCTGCAGGTGGGTCAGCGTCTTCGGCCCCGTGGCCAGCTCCCTCATGACGGCCTCGTCGATGGTCATGGCTTGAGCCTCCACTCCTTGGTCGGGAGGACCCTGGACCTCGACTGCCTGTCCTCGGCCAGCCCCTCCCGCTTGAATACCATGAGCCAGTGATATGCCGTCGTGTACGGGACGCCGGCCATGGCCGCCACCATCTTGGCCTCAGCCCACTCGGGCGTCAGAACCGCCAGCACTTCCTCACATCTCCCCACTGCCTCAGCCTCCACTCCTTGCCCTTGATATGCCTGGCCGACGGGCGCGACTCGACCAGGCCCCACTTCCTCAGGAAGTACACCCTCTGGTACATCGCGGTGTACGAGGTCCCTGCGAGGCGGGCCAGCTCGGAGACCTCCCTCCACTCGGAGGTCACCACCGCCAACGCCCTTATGCGGTCGTCGAACCCGTCGTAGGGCATCGGCGGAGCCTCCAGTATGCGACCCTGCCGCCGGAGGGGCTCGGCCCGACCCTCCTCTCTATCCCGCCGTAGGGGAGGGCCCCGTGCAAATGCTTGTAGACCTCGCGGGCGTGGGTCGGGCCGTCGACCCCCCTGGAGGGCTCCACCTTGGCGGCGATCTCGACGGTGGTCTGCCACTCCGGCGTCAGGGCCTCCCTGACCTTGTCCCCTAACTCGCTCATGGGCGGAGCCTCCACTCTCCGAGCTTCATGACGCGCCCTCTCGCCTGGCGGACCTCGGCCAGCCCCGCCCGCTTCAGACGCCCCAGCCTGTGCGCCATCGTGACGCGGTCGGTCCCGGCGAGGCGGGCGAGGACGTGCGTGTCGCGCCACTCGTCCGAAAGGAGGGCCAGCGTCTCCGGCCAGACGGGCGGGGTCATGCCTTCAGCCTCCACAGGCGGTCCTTTCCGTCGACCATGCTCTCGGCCTTCCCCTCGGCCTCCGCCCTCCTCAGCGTCCGCCAGACCGTGGCGACATGGCTCCTCCACGTGATGCGGTCTGCGGGCACGGACGCGGCGATGTAGACCGTGGGCGTCCAGCGGTCGGAAAGGACGGACAGGATGTCCTCTGTGCGGGTCATGGCGTGCGCCTCCAGTACCTCTGCCCTCCCTATAGGCACGACTCGGCCCTCCCGTCGGCCTCCAGCTTGTCCAGTGCCTGCCCGAGCTCCTTCATGATGGCGAGGTAGTCGCCCCTCTCGTGAGGGATCCTGATCCCGATGTGGACGGTGTGACGCCATTTTCTGTCGAGATGGGGCAGAACGTCCTCGGGCTTCACTCCCATCCCTCCAAAGCCCTGCCGAGGGCCAGCATGATGGCCTCCGCCCCGGCGCGGTTGACGATCGTGACGGCGGCCTTGCTCCCGTCGCGGACGGTGATGCGGATGCCCTCGTCTATGCGGGCCATCGTGACATGGCGTCCGCTGGTCCCTATCGAGCAGATGGGCCCGTTCATGGCCCCGCCTCCTTGAACCTCCACAGGCCGTCCCTGCCGTCCCGCCTCTTGGCTATCTTGCCCTCCCTCACCAGGCGGAAGGCGGCCACCGACACGACGGCCTCGTCCAGCGGGCCGACGGCACCCACGGCCTTGCAGAGCTCAGAGCAGGTGTACTCCCTGCCCGTGGCAAGGGTGCGGAGGACGCGGGCCCTGAACTCCTCGGCGGAGGTCATTCCAGCCCCTCCGGTTCCAGTCCTTGGCCAGCCCGGCCATGTAATGCAGGTGCTCCTCCTTGCCGTAGACCCGCTCGGTCCTCCTTTCGAGGCGGAGGCCGCACCCCGGGCACTCGGCGGCCACGACGCACTGGCGGTAGAATCCCTCCTCGGGCGTGTGCCTGGGCACGACCTCCCATCCGACGGAGACCTCCTCCCCGCACAGGGGGCACGGCTCGAAGCGCGGGAAGGTCATCTCCCCGCCTCCTCGGCGGCCTTCCAAAGCCCGTTCATCAGCTCCCTGGCGTCGTCGCATGAGAGCCGGAGGTCGATGGAGTCCCATCTCACCCTCATGGCATCCCCCTCGCGCCAGATTTCCGGTGCGCCTCCCTCGAAGATGGCCGTCGGCTCCTCGTCGGCGTGGTCCAGCCCCCAGCGGATGGTGTCGGCGATGCGGTTCGCCTCGCCCCGGAGGATGATCCAGCGGGCGTCGCCATCCTCGTCGACGATGCCGACCTTGTCGCCCTTGCGGACGGCCCGGAATCTGGACGCGGCCACGGCCTCCTGCGCCTTGGCGGCCTCCTCGTCGGCCTCGGCCTCCATCGCCTGAATCTCGCGGTCAAGGTACCATCTGGCCTTCCTCAGATCGTCCAGCCGGGAGCCTTTCAGCCCGGCCCTTGAAATGTACTTGACGGCGTTCCCGAGGCGGAATCCGAGCCCCCACGCCTCGATGACGGCGATGGCCTCATGGCCGGTGTCCTCCCGGTAGTATGCGGGATGGTCTATCACTGGCACTTTATCACCCCGTCGCGCTCGAGGGCCTTCTCCACGGCGGCCTCGACATCGAAAGGATAGGGGCTCTTGGCGATGCCCGCGCCGATGCGGTATCCGCAGTCGCACCAGCCCCACGCCTTGACGCGCCCGTCCTGAAGCGTCATGCAGTCCGCCGTAAGATTCTTACGGCACTCGGGGCATGCGAAGCAGGTCATCATAGGAATCCCCCCATGATGCGCTCCAGGAGCCTCTCGAGGAGCATCAGCGGTATGGCCAGCATCTCCGGGATCATCTCATCACCTTGCGTACCTTGGCCTCGTTGTCCAGCCTCATCGATATTTCCTTCAGGGCTTCCAGGTCGGCCAGGGACCTCCCTAAAAGGAAGGCTTCCAGCGATGACTCCTTGTCGAGAAGCCCTATGTACTTCTCCAGATGGCTGGCGGCGGTGTCGATGGCATCCCGGCAGTGCATCAGCTCGCAGGCCATCCTCTCGTAGCGGCCTTCGGTCATGGCGACCCCCTCCTCGCCTCCAGTATGCACGCGCGTATCTCGCGGTAGGCGTCCATCCATGCGTGCCATGCGGTCATCGCCCCCGGGATCTGGCGGAGGCCCTCGAGGTCGCACATGGCCGCCTCTATCGAATCCAGCAAATCCAGCACCTTGTCCTTGTCGGGCTCGGGCTTGGCCATCTCGGCGGCCCAATGCTCGCGGGCGAGGTCCTCGGACAGGCCGAAGACGGACCTCCCGCAGCAGGGGCACGAGATCACGAACTCCTCGGCCTCCGCAGACCATGCGGGCGGGTAGGGCACGACCCCGCAGAGGGTGCAGGGGGCCATCGGCGCGCGCGTGGTCATGGCCTCAGCCTCCACATCCTCTGCGTGCCGTCGTGCCACACCTGGGCGAGCCCGTCCTCTGCCAGGCCGTTGAGAGTGGCCACGGTGAGCCTCTGCGCGAAGGCGGACCTCCCGTGCCTCTCCAGCCATTCGCGGACCTCCGGCGACCCCATGACGGCCTCGGCGTCCTTCCACTCCTCTGTCAGCGATGCAAGCACCATTTCTCCTAATGGCGTCATTCCTCATCCTCCCATGCGTATCCCTTGAGCTTCCACTCGTCGCACCATCTCCCCGGAGTCCATTCCACGTGCCTGTGCTCCAGCTCCCCGGCCTTCACCATGTCGCGGAGGTACGCCTTAAGGAGCCCCGCGTGCCTCGGGCCTATCTTGGCCTTCACCCTGATGTCATGGGTCGACAACCAGTTGTGACACAGCGCCGCCCTCACCCTCTCGGCCTCCGTCATTCCCTCAGCCTCCATTCGGTGCGCCGGTACACCCCCCAGGGGGCCGCCCTGCGCTGGGCCTCGCCCCTGGCCTCCATGCGCTTGAGTGCCTCCCAGACGGTGCTCGTGCACAGGCCCGTGGATGCCATGACCTCCTTGACGGTCCTCCACTCCGGACCCAGGGCGTCCCGGACGTCCTGCTCCGCGTTAATGCGCTTCATGGCCTCAGCCTCCAGTATGCGGCATGATTGCGGTACGTCCTGTCTGCCCTCTCGTTGAGCCACAGGTCCCTCAGATTGCGCCGGACGGTGTTCACGGGATAGGGCACGCCCAGGCTCCTGGTGGCCTCGACGATCTGCGCCGTGGACTGCCACTCCGGGGTGAGGAGGGTCAGGATCTCGTCCTGGCTCATGGCCTCAGCCTCCATTGGGCGGGCTTCCCGGGGAGGGTGTGGCCCTCGGCCCTCTCCGCCTGGGATTTGCGGACGAGGGCGTTCAGGCATCTGATGGTGGAGGTCTTGGTGGCCCTGGGGTCCTCGGCGAGGGCCTTGGCGTGGACCTCGTCGGTGGTCTGCCATTCGGGCGTCAGATAGGAGCGCGTGGTGGCCTGGCTCATCGGCTCTGCCTCCACTGGGCTTCCATCTGCAAAGGGCACGCGAAGGGCACGGCCCCCGCGTCGGAAGTGAACTCGCATGATGCGGCGTTGCACCCGTTGCAGGTCCAGACCACGATGCGCTTCGGAAGGTCCTGGCGGTAGACTGCTGGCATGGCGTCACGGCTCCACGGTCTTGTCGCTCGACAGCTCGGCGGCGGTGGGCGTCACGGCCTTGCACAAATCCCTTGCGAGGCCCCTGGCCTCCTCGTCGGTGAGGCCGAATCCGTACCATGTCTGCTTCATGCCGGGGTCCATCAGGTCCAGGCGGAGGTCCCCGCGCTTGGTCCTCACGATGCGGTATAGGGTCACGCTATGCTCCTCCACTTCTCGAGGTACTCCCTCCCCGCGTCCGTGATCTCGGCGAACCCGCCCTCCCTGACGCACAGGCCGTCCTCGGAAAGCCTCTTTAGCATCGCGGGGTCGAGGCCCCTCGTCGGGACCGCGCCGTCCAGCATCCTGCGGAGGGCCTTGACGCGCCTGACGGGCGGGCGACCCCTCGGGGCCGTGGCCTCGGCTGGCCTGGGGGCCGCCATGAAGCGCACGCCGAGGGAGGCATGGCGGGTCTTGACGCACTCGCCCCTCTCGCTGGCCTCCACGAGGGCCTTGCGGACCTCCTTCCAGCCCGCCCTGTCGTTGTACGGTATCCCCATCCTCCCGGCGACCTCGAGGGCGGTGTGCTCCCCTTCGCCGAGGGATTCGAGGGCCTCCAGCGGGGTCACTGGCCTCCCTCCTCGATGTCTTGCTCCATATCATTCCTCCTTGACTGGAAAAGGGGGGCCGAGGCCCCGGAAAGCAGTTTGATGCGGTCGTCGAGGGTCTGGACGATGCCCCCGGCGTCCGCCCCGACGAAGAGCATCAGCGTCCTGCGCGGGTCCCCTTCGGGAAGAAAATGCGCCGCGTCGTTGGCGATGACCATCATCGACCATGCGTGCGCCCTGGCCTCGCGGGCCTCCTTGATGACGAGGTCGAGGCGGGTCATTGGCTGGCCCCCTGTTTCTCGTCCCCGCTGGCCCACTGCCATGCTTCGGCCATCACAGCCAGCAGGTCACGAAGGCCCTCCTCGTCCATCTCGACGTACTCTTCTTGGAAGGAGTCGATGTGGAGGGTCAGCCTGTACTTGCCCCGCTTCCTCCACGACACCCCCATGCCCCCGACGTCGAAGGCCAGGTCGGCCCAGGGATTGTCAAGCATGAGCCTGATGACGTCCCTCCAGAGGCGGTAGAGCTTGCTGACGTGGTAGATGTCGCACGTGATGATCTCGTCCTTGCCATACTTGACGAGGACTATCCCTCTGTCCAGCTCCGGCCATGAGTCCAGCTCTATGTGGCAGCAGGCGTTGTACGTCGCAGTCATCTGCGCCCCCTCCCGGTCCCGAGGGGGAAGCACAGGGCCTCCTCCCACTCGTCTGTCCCGCGCCTTGGGGGCTCCGGCCTGGCGTCCTCCTGGTGCGGGGCCTCGTCGGGCACGGGGGCCCAGGCGTCCCAATCCGCCTCGGGATTGTTCCAAGGGTCGGGGCACAGCCCCATCTGCGCGGAGCAGTCGCGGCAGTAGCTCCACCACGACGCCCGCCTGGGGGGCAGGAAGTCGCCCCCGCATCTCATGCAGGTCGGGAGGGTCATTCGTCATCGCCTCCGTCATCCTCGGCATCCCACTGGGACTCCCATGCCATCTGGACCATGTTCCAGGACTCCGCCCTGACGGAGTATCCGCACGCGGGGCATGATATGCGCCAGTCGAGGTCGACGGAGAACGTCACCTTGGTGTCCATGTCCCCGCAGTGGGGGCAGGGGCAGAGGGCGTCGCAGAAGCGGCCGTTTATCTGGTCCACCAGGTCCTCGGCCATGCGGGCGTATCTCGCCGCGTCGGAACGGCTCGGGTAGTCGGCGTTGTGGATCAGGTCGAGGGTGTCGCGGATGGCCATGCAGTCCTCGGCGTCCTGTTCGTAGCGGGCCTCCAGATCGATGCGCCTCATGCGCCCGCCTCCTTGCCCCAGAAGGCGTCCTTGGCCGCCTTGACCTCTCCCACGTGCTCGATGTCCCTGATGCACTGCTCCAGGACCTCCTTGCTCCACTGCGTCATCAGGCCGTGCTGGGCCTTGTAGCCCTCCACGATGGGCGCGGCCCCCTCGACGTACTCCTCCTTGTCCTGGCTCATCATGGCCCCGATGCGCTTGCGGAGGGGGGCGCGGTCGTCGCCGAAGAAGGGGTCCTGCCTGGCGGCGTCCTGGTTCCTCCTCCTGCGCTCGGCCTTCTCCTCGGCGGCGGCCATGAGGTCCTCCTCGGCGTAGGAGTAGCGGTCCGGGTCGTCGTTCTCGCCGATGTCGAATGCGGCCTTGTAGTGGTTCTTGAGCAGGAAGGTGACGAACTTCGACAGCCCCTTGTCCCCGCTGTCCATCGCCTCGCCGACGGCCTCGTAGTCGATGTAGTCGCTCGGATCGTCGACGTTGACGTAGCGGAAGGTCCCCGTCCCCGTATAGAAACGCACCACCCCGCCGTTCTTGGTCTCCCTGACGGTCATTTCGTAGCGAAGGTCGAGGGGGCCGACATGGACGAGGCCCGCCTTGATGCAGGCCCTGCGGACCCCTGCACGCATGGCGTCGATGGGGATTGACTTGAACTGGCTGTTCGACTGGCTCTGCGCCCAGGGCATCCTGTCGATGACTGCCATTGCGATCTACATGCGCTGGTAGGCGTTGCGGGTCTGAACGGGTATCTCGACGGGTGGGATCTCGACGGGCTGTTCGGGGGTCTCCGTGTGTGTGTTTTTGTTTTTTTGTGTATTCCCGTCCTCGGGGGCCTCAGCCTCGGGGAAGGCGAGCTTGGCCGTCTTGGAGGTCATGCGCATCCCCTCGCGAAGCCCTTGACGCCGGGGTTGGACGCCCTCGAGAGCGCGGAGACGTCGATGCAGGTCTTGTCGCCCACCATCACGACGATGCCGGACGCCTTGAGGGCCTTCCACTTGCTCTTGACGGTGACTGCGGAGGAAATGAAGCAGTCCACCGAGGCGTCGTTCGAGAAGTCGTCGGCAGTGTAGGGGATGACGGGGATGCCCTTCTCCCTCGCGAGCTCGATCTTCTCGCTGTTCTGGCGTTCGATATGCTGGCAGATCTTGTCGATGCCAATTTTTTCCATTGGTTTCCAACTCCTGCAGGCCGGAGCTGGACGATGGTGTGCTTACACGAGTATGCGCATCACTTGCGACGCGCGTACCGTCCGCTCCGCATCAATCCACCCTTTTCGGTCTGCATATTCGTAATGGGCTACGGGATATTTAATGGATGTCCTTCGGCACGCGAGGGCGGCGTCCACCGCGCTCTGAGCAGTCGCCATGCGCCTCGGGTCGGCTTTCAGATAGCACCTCATCGTGACCTCGGGCGAGGCGTGGCGCATCATCCTGGCCATCGTCTCCAGCGGGATCCCGGCGTCGGCCATAGTCATGGCGTAGAGCCTTCTGAGGCTGTGCATCGAGAGCTCGACGCCGCACTCCCTGCCGAGCTTCACGACGGCGTTGGCGATGCTCCCTGGGTTCATGGCCTTGCGCTGGCATGAGATGAGCAGCCTGTCGGACTCCGACGGCCTTCTGACCTTCAGGTAGGCGTCGAGCTCCTTCCGCACGGCCTCGCTCATCGCCATCGTCACGACTTTGCCCTCCTTGCCCCTGCCTTTGCCGTGGACCGTGAGATAGCCGTCCTCGATGTCGCCGAGGGCGAGGTTCGCCATCTCCGTGCGCCTCAGCCCCATCGTCGCGCCTAATGCGAGGACGAGCCGCATCCACGGGCACGCCTTCGCCATCATGCGGCGGTACTCCTCCGGCGTGATCCACTTCCTCGCCGGGGCCTCGCCGTTCCAGAGGATGGCGGCGTCATGGGCGGGGTTCCTCCCGGTCAGCCATCCGATGTAGCACCCCGTCGTGACCACCACCACCCTGCGGGTCGACTCCTTCAGGTCGAGGAGCTGCTCCATCGCTATGACGTCCTCGGCGTCGATTTCATAGGGGTCCACGACGCCGGCCTTCCGAAGGGCCTCCCCGCCTTTGCGGATCGTGTAGCGGAAATGCTTCAGCGTGGTTTCCTTGCGCCCCCTCCTTGCGAGGAAGGCGAGATACTCTTCGACGGACGATGCATTAAATACCGACTCAACAATCATGATATTGCCTCGTTGTTCTGAGGTGGGAGGGGCTTCGGTCTGCAAGCTTTCGCCCCTCCCGTTAAACAAAAAAATACAAAAATACACACAAAGCCTTTTTAAAACCCCACCCCTTCTCTTGCTTGCTGGCTTTCCAACTCCAGCGGCGGGGGCGTCTCTTTTGCTCATTGAGGACGAATCCCAGGTCCCCCGCCATCCTTCTGCATCGGGCGGGGATCCTGGTTGCATCATCGTACCCGCCCGTCCTCCTTCACAGCTTCGACACCGTCACCCTGACCTCGTCGCCGACCTCCAGCCCGAGCCTCCTCATGACCGCCGCCGGGACCGTGACCGCCTGCGACGTCCCGTTCATGCGGACGCGGGCCTCCCAGGTCTCGCTCATCGCCAGGTCGACCGCCGCGCGGCCCTCGAGCTCGCCGTCGATGTACTCCCGGCACTGCTCCACGGAGGTCAGGAACGGCCTCGACGGACGCTCCTTCAGGCCCCTGATGATGTAGACCGACCTGACCTCCTCCTCGTCGAAGCCGACCTTAACGGTCGTGGTCCAGTCGGTCTCCACGATGGTGTAGCCCCTGTATTCTTCGACGATCTTCATCACTCCCACCTCTCGATGACCATGTTCCCGGTCCCCCTCAGGGCCCAGATGCCGAACCGCCCCGACAGAGTGACCAGGGGCTGTGCACCGGAGCAATCGTAATCGTAGATGGTGATGGCGTCACCCTCGCAGACCGTGCGGAACTCGAACATTCCCGACTCGCGGTCCTTGGCGAACTCGGTCCTGTCAACGATACTCACCTGGAACGTCCCATCGCCAAACCCGTTGTGAACGTGCACCTTGCACGCTTCGGACCCTATCGCCAAGGCCCCGCAGTCGCACGAATAGCGGAATGTCTGCATCACTCCGCCTCCCTGATCCACGCGGCCAGCCTCTCGCCCTGTCCGGGCCAGACCTGGAGGTCCCAGAGGTTGTACTCGAGGTTGCCCCCCCACTCGATGCCGCCCTCGGGGATGAGGTCACAGGCCTCGGGGTACTGCTCCTCGACGGCGGTCCAGAGGTCGTCCTCGTCCGGGCGGTAGGTCCCGAGGAGGACCTTGGCGACCTTCCCGTCTGCCCTCGTGACCCACCAGGTCTCCAAGGTCCAGTCCGCCGCATCATAGTCGATGGCGTCGTCGTCCTCGTCGTCCTGGAGGAGCCAGATCTTCACGACGTCGTGGCCCTCCAGCACCCTCTCGATGATCTCCCTGCCGAAGCCCTGCAGCCCGACGGTCTCTCCAAGCTCTCCGTTCTCGTACTCATATACTGCCTTCATCTTCTTCATCTCCTGTTTTTCCGAGGGTCTCCGGGATCCTTCTCCCGGGTCTCCCTCTCTAATATAATGTATACATTAGTAGTATTTAATAGTTATGTGTAAAAGGGTTACAGGGGATGCCCCCTGTCATGCGACGGTCACGGCCATCACAACGACGGCCATGTCCTCGCGGCACTCCCACACCGACACGCTCCCCGCGCCCTCGGCGACCGCCGCCCCGGCCAGCCTCCTGGCCTCCTGGATGGTCCCGACGCCCATGCGGAAGGCCGCCGACTGCACCACGAACATCGCCAGCCCTCCAGCACGATGATGCGGGCCTGCGGCTCCCGGAGGGCGACCTTGACGTCCCTCACGGCGCACCAGGCGTCGTCCAGGCGGTCGGCCAGCGCGTCGAGGCCCTGGGCGCGGAGGAGCCCGGACGCCTCGTCGAGGGCCTGCTGCGCCCTCTCGATGCTCTCGTCGAAGCACGCGTCCATTCAGGCCACCCCCCACGCCTCGGCGAGCTCCTCGTAGGCCTCCTCGGGGTAGCCGCCTATCATCAGCGTGTGGACCGTCGAGATCCCGGACTCGATGCCGTCATCGCTCCCGTCTATCTGGAACCACGGGTCGTTCCAGACGCGCGAGAACGGCCCCAGGACGTCCATCTGCTCGCGGACGAAGGAGGACACCTTGGCGACGAAATGGACGCCGTAGGGGCCGTCCACGCCCTTGGAGAACTCCGTGCGGTCCATGATGAAGCGGAACACCGCCCCGATGGGCCTGGGGCCGTCCTCCCAGGCGTCCCAGCACGCGCCCTCGTCGTCGTAGACGTCGTCGTAGACGTCCACCCCGTCCATGCCCATCAGGCGCATCATCTCGTAGACGGAGGCCATTCAGACCACCCTCACGAGGTCCCTGGCCTTCTCGAGCTCGGCCTCCAGCATCTCCATCGCCTGCTCTATCTCGACGATCCTGACCGCCGCACGCTCGGCGTTCCTGATGGCCTCGTTCCTGTCCAGGATGATGCCCTTCAGGGTCTGGAGCCCTATCGGCTCGGCGTCCAGGGCGTTGTAGGCAAAGTAGTCGGTCTTGACTTCCTTCACTCCGAACGCCTGGCACGCCTCGACGGACGCCTTGCCGCCCTTTCCGACGTATCCGACGTCCAGCACCTCGTGCTCGGCCCCGGCGAGGGATGCGGCCACGACCCTGGTGAGGTAGTCCCTTCCAGCGACCCTTGCGATGACCATGTAGTGGGTGACGGTTCCAATCTTCTGCCTGTTCTCGGTGTTTCCATCCATGTCTCTCATCTCGTAGGGGCCTTTCACTTCCCCTGATATAATATATACATTAGTAGTATTTAAATTATACTATGAATAACAGTATGGCATCGTCGAATCCTCCTTGAAATGATGTAAAAAAAAAGCCGGAGGGATGGATGTGAAAGGCCCTCCGGGGAGGCTGAGAGACCGGCCCCCGCCATGCAATGCCCTCCGGGGATAAGGGGATTTCGTCAGGACTGCTTCACGAGCTTGGCGGCGGTGCCGACGAAGGTCGAGTTGGCGAGGTTCGCGGCGACCGTCTTGTCCAGGACGGTCTCGCCGTCGGTGTCGTAGAAGGTCCAGTTGGGGAAGGCGCTGGAGTTCAGCGTCCCTGTCAACGGGCCGAACGCCACGGAGGCCACGGACGTGCAGCTGGCGAAGGCGGAGGCCCCTATGCTCGTCGCCGCCGGGAGGCTCACGGAGGCCAGGGACGTGCAGCTGGCGAAGGCGGCGGCCCCTATGCTCTCCGCTGCCGGGAGGCTCACGGAGGCCAGGGACGTGCAGGTGTGGAAGGTGTTGCTCCCTATGCTCGTCGCCGCCGGGAGGCTCACGGAGGCCAGGCGCGTCGCATGCTTGAACGCCCTGTCGCCGACCCTCTCCACCGCGTCTGCCCGAAGGGTCTTGGCTCCGGCGAAGACGGGGACGTAGGTCGAGTCGGAGCCCCCGCCAATCGCGGTCACAGGGTGCCCGTTCCCGTCCGTGCTCGGCAGATACAGATCGTACCCATCCGCCGGCGGCGTCCCCGCCCATCCCGTGACGGTGGCCTCGCCGTCGGCGACGGTGAAGGTGAATAGCGACGGGTCCATCGGCTGGGGCCCTACGGGCGTCCTCGAGAAGTGGGCGTAATAGTGGACGTCCCCCGTGACCGACGTCGGGGCGGGGGTGCTGGCGTCGTCCGCCCCCGTCCAGCTCACGAAGGCGTACTCGTACTCGGCCGTGGCGGCCTCGGCCGTGGCGACGCACTGCCCCGAGCTCCCGACCACGAGGGTCTGCGCCACGGTGACTGCGGTGCCGTCGGGCACGTCGGAGAGGCTGGAGATGCTGAGGCTCCCGAAGCCGACGCTGTCGGTGGCCACGGAGAACTGCACGGTGAACTTCTGCGTAACGGGTGTCCTGGAAAAATGAGCATAAAGGTCAGTATCCTCAGTGATCGTAGCGGGCACGGGTGTGGAGTCGTCGTCCGCCCCGGTCCACTTCACGAACGCATATTCGTATTCGGCAGTATCGGGCTCGGGCGTCGCGGTGCACTCGGTGACGCCCCCGATCTTGACCGCGCTGGCCGCGGCGGATATGGCGGTGCCGTCCTCGACGTCGGACGTGGACGCCGAGCTCACGGAGCCGTACCCCGCGCTGGCCGTCGCCACATGGTAGCGCACGGTGAACTTCTCGACAGGGGTCGGGCCGGGGCCGGGCGGGTGCTCGGAGATGCCGAGGATGAGCGCGGCGTTGGTGTCCCTCGGGCCGGGCTCCCCTCCGAGGCCGGTAAGGATGGCTGCCAGCACCTCGGCGTTGGTGCCGGTGGCATCAATGTCAAGAGCCTCGGCGACCGCCTTCAGCCTGTCGGCGTTGGTGCCCTCCCCTGCGCTCCCGCCCAGTGCGGCGGCGATCTCGCCGATGAGGTCGGCGTTGGTGTTCCCGGTAGGGGTGCCGCCGAGCGCCCTCACGATGTCGGCCAGCAGGCCGGCGTTGGTCTTGCCCGTGACCGTGCCCCCGAGGGAGACGACCACGAGCGCCAGTGACTGCGAATTGGTCATGATGGCGAGTACGGCGCGTCGGCTTTTATCCTTTTAGGGCGAACCGGCCACGGAAATGGCACGAAAATGAAAGTTTGGAGGAAATTTGGGTTTTTGGCGTGCGGAGCGGCCTGACCCCGCCGCGACAGTACCCCCAAAGCCCTTTAAATACTGTTGACAGGGGGGATTTCTGCCCGATTGCCGAGTAATCCACCCATCCTTAAGAACTTGTCGCGCCCCGCCAATCGCGCGAGAACGGCCTTAGAATCGTTCCAATCCCCTTGCACGTGTTCCGCACCGCCCCGCATCCTTTCGCGCGTCTCCGTGGCTCTACGGCTCGTAGAAAAGGGATTATGCGTAGATGGAGTCCACGGCCTTGCGCGCCTGGTCCGTCGTGAACCCCTCGTAGACGAGCTGCTTGTAAAGCCCCTCCTTGGAGAAGGACTGCGACCTGAGGTACGCCTGTCCCTTCTTCTCCGCCTGGTCGTACCAGTCGGCCCCGCAGTGCTGGACGCCGTACTCGGCCTCGGAGTCCTCGAACCCCTCGTACTTCAGCTGGTCGTAAAGGCCCTTCTGCGAGAACGCGCTGTATCTGAGGTAGGACTGCGCCTTGGCCAGGGCGTTCTTCTCCCCGAGCGTCGCGCCGTCGTCCGCCTGCTGCTCCCCCTCTCCGCCTCCGCCTATCGCCAATGCGAGGACGGCCACTATCAGGACGGCGAGGCCGATTGCTATGTATGGTCCGTACTTTCCCATAATGTAGCGATTATCTTAGGAAATGATAAAGCATTTCATGCGGAGTCGCGGATGTACGCCTCGACCCACTCGGGCCAGTCGCCTCCCCGCCTCTGCGCTTCCTCTCTGCACCCGTCGGGATCCCGCTCCACATGGACCTCCTCGGCCCCGCCTAAATCGCGCTGGAGCCTCTCCCTGTCACTGGACCTCGGGAGCGTCCTGATTATCCATGCGTTCCGCCACCTTCCCCCTCTGGTCTTCACCAGGTCGACGGCCGTCCTGTACATCGCGAGGGCTTCCGACTTCACCGCCCCGCGCTCGCCCCCCAAGGCGTCGAATATGGCGTCGATGTCCACCACTATGTCGTGGCGCCCCCTCGATGCGTCCACGAACGCCCGCTTCCCCGAGCAAGGGCACCCCCACACCAGATACACGTGGCGGCTCCTCTGATGGCCCCACCTCTCGTGGATGGCGTCGTGGCACCAGTGGCACACCAGCATCAGATTGTCCGGCGAGAACGCTATGCCGGGATCCATGACCTTGGCCTCGTCGAGCTCGTCCTTGTGATGGAGGATGGCCTCGTAAGGGTGCATGATGGCCTTGCCGCACCTCTCGCACCTGAGCTCGCCGTCCCTCGCCAGCCTCTCGCCCAGGAAGGACGCCCTGCACCTCTCCCACTCCGTCGAGCGGTAGAAGTCGCCCAGGCCCGTGTACATCGGAACCCCTGCATCGAGGCCATCATGCGCTTCAGCTCGGCCTCGGCCTCCTTGACGGCCCTGGCGGCGCTGTCGCAGTCGCTCCACTCGTCGGCGGCGTTCCTGAGATACGCTTCGATGGCCCTTATGTCCGGCGGCACCTGGCGCTTGTAGAGCTTCGTGCCGACCGGGTGCATCTTGCCGTCCTCGCCGACCTCGGCCTTGGTCTCCGTGTCGGTGCTCTCGAACCCGACGGCGAGCTTGAGAAGCGCGGTCTTGACCTCGGCGGCCCCGGCCATCCTGCCCTCGGTTATCGTCTTGGTAAACTCGGGATACTGCTTCTGGTAGTCGTACAGCACGGACTCGTCTATCCCCAGCGCGGCGGCGATCTCGCGGTTCGTGGCCCCGGCCTTGGCCCACTGCCTGACCTCCTCCAGCCTCGGCTCCACGTGCGTCTGCCATTTCGACGGCCTTCCGCCCTTGCCCTTCTTCTCGGCCATCGGCTCCCTTTCCTGCGGGCGCACTCGTCCTCCAGCCTCTCCAGCCTCATCCCGTGCTCGGTGACGGTGGTCTCCAGCCTGTCGACCCTGGAGTCGAGGCTCTTGAGCGTCGTGCCCGCCTCGGCCATGCGGTCCTGGAGGGCGGTCAGCACGGTCTCCAGCCTGGTGATGGCGCTGTTCAGCTTGACCATCGGCCCGGAGACGGCGGCCACGAGGCCGATTATGGACCCCAGGGCGACCACGACCATGCCGATGCCCTCCAGCTCGCTCATATCAGCTTGCCTCCTTGCTTTATCGCTTCGTAGCAGTAGGTGGCCGCCGCCGCGCACAGGATGCCCTGCACTATCCCCGTGAACAGCGTCATGGCCACGCTCCCGTCCCCGCGCGTGGCGAAGCAGTAGAGCGTGGCCAGCATCATCCCCAAGAGCCCGTTGACGAGCGGGATGACCTCGTCCTTCGTGTTGGAGCGCTTGATGGCCTCCCCTACCAGGTAGAGTACGGGCACCAGTATCAGGAGCTCCGGCTGGATGTACTGAGATACGTCCATGCCCTTTCAATTAGCCTCGAAGTATAAATTTTATACAACGGGGTCAAGGGTCCCAGGCCAGCGTCGGCGTCGCCTTGTAGCCCCTGGAGTCCCAGCTCTCCACGATCTCCGTCACGGTGCCCGTGGCCGTCCCGGACGCCGTCCTCACCTGGACCGCGTCTCCCAGGTCGTAGTCGACGTAGGGCTCCAGCCCCTCGGTGGAGACCTCCAGCAGGTGCGACCTGTCCATCGACTCCAGCTCGGCCCTCCCGATGCCCTCGAGGACGTCGGAATACGCCGAGGGCGTTACGTCGAAGGTCGCCGCATTGAGGAAGTCGTCGACGGGCACGGGCGTGGACGAGGACTCGCCCCAGAAGCGCCACCTCACGCCCGTGGTCTAAGCCTTGCGGGTGTAGGTCTTGCTCACGTCGGCGGTGGAGCAGTCGGCGGCGCACGATGCCCATGCGGACGCGGAGAGCACGTCCCTTAGCAGCGCGGACGCGGTCACGGCCACGCCCCCTGCGGTCATCTCCACGGTCATCCTCACGTCCTCCACGGAGTAGGGCGCGGAGGCCCCGGAGGTCACGGTCGTCGCCGTCAGCGCCCCGCAATTCGAGAGGTCGCCGTACTGCTCGACGACGGATGCGCGGTCCATCCCCCCGATGGGCACGTCGCGCCGGTCCACGAACTCCTCGCGCCTGTTCAGGTTCATCGGCTCGCTCGCCGTCGACCATGCGAAGGCGGTCACCCTCGCTCCGTCGCGCTCCTGGCCCCCGACCACGGCCACGTTGCGGTAGGCCTGGACGTCGTCGTCGGTCCTGAAGCCCGAGAGGCCCGCCCCGAGGCCCCATGTCCTCGTCATGCCCGAAGGAGCGGCGGCGTCCACGTAGAGCGCCCACTCGCGGTCCTGGGCGCTGTACACCCCGAGCCTCATGCGCGGGTCGAAGCCGTAGGCCCTGCCGAGCTCCAGCAGGACCTCGCCCATCGGCCTGTTGGACCTCTGGACGGCGGCGCTCCCCTGGATCGCGGAGAGGTCGCCGAGGTACACCGGCCCCAGGGTCCTCTGCGTGCTCGTGGCGGCGTCTGTGCGGACGACCTTGTCCTGGGTGAGCATCTTGGTCACGAACGTGCTAATCAGGCCGTCGTTGGAGACTGTCGGGCTTATCACCCTGCGGTCCAGCACGGCCAGCGCGTCCCGGCATCTGAGCGTCACCCCCTTCTGGGTCTCCTCGCGCCTCACGACCTCCACGGCCATGCGCCGGACGGGGAAGTGGAGGAACTCGCCTATCTGGACGTCGGAGCCGGGAGGGAGCACTATGACGGCCTCCCCGTATCCCTGCCACCTCTGCGTCCACACGGCGGACACGATGCCGTCTACCGCGGGCCCCTGGCTCATGAGAGGGTACCCGCTGTGAGGGGTCAGCCTCATCAGGACGATGTCCGTCATATCCCCGCCCACCTCTCGCGTATCGTGAGCGTGTGGCTCGCCGACTCGGCGCCCGTGACCGTGGACTCGCCGTGCGGCACCTGCGGCCATGCCCACGCCGTGATGGCGGAGACGTAGGACGTATGGGCGTCATGCGGGCCCACGGTGAAGATGTCACGGCTCCCCTCGCGGGTGTCCAAGGCCATGTTGGCTGCGGCCCCCGTCCAGGCTATCGTCTCCCCTCCGGCTGTCACGGAGCCGGACGCCTTGAAGTAGGCATTGGTCACGAAGCCCACGCTGGCCCCCCGGTTGCTGACAACCCAGGCGTAGGCCCCTCCGGACGGCGTGGCCGTGAACGTCCTCTCCGCCCTCGCGTAGAGCCACGGGTCGGGGCAGACCAGCGTGACCTCGGCGGTCTGGGGCCTGGCCCACGGGTCGACGTCGACGGCGGCCACGTAAGCCTCGGCTGTCAGGTCCTTGGAATCCGTCTTGATTCCGAGCGTGCCCTTGCTCTTGGGCTCGAAGACCTCGTATATCCTGTCCCTCGACTCCTCGGCCTCGTCGCCGACGGCGTAGGTCAGCCGGACGTCCCGGCGGCCCATCCTGGCCCCCGCGAACGCCGCGCCGTCCATCGACGCGTAGTCCGTCGAATCGACCTTGCACGCGGAGGCGTCCAGCCCGACCGCGCCTATCAGCAGGCCGTGCTCGGCCTCTATCTCCTCTCCCCTGTACGTGATTCTGATCATGCCCATGTCCTCCTTCCTATCAAAGAGCGCGTGTCGCGGTAGATCTCCCCCGCGCTGAGAGGCTCAGGGGAGTTTATGGTCTGGTTGTAGGTGATGACCTGCGTCGGCTGGGCGCCCAGCCCGGAGGCCAGCCCCGCCCTCGACGTGTCGACCGCCAAGGACAGGCCGTCAGAGACGCTCTTCGACCACCTGGCCGCCTCCTTGACCCCCGCGAGCTCGCTGTCCTTCATCCCCTCCACGATGCCCGCGCCTATCATCAGGCCGACCTTGTCGCGCATGACCGTTGACGGGCTGTGGATGCCGAGGGCGCCGCAGACGGCGTCGGTGATGATTCCTGCCAGCCCCGTGGACGCCTTCGACACGGCGTTGCTGTTGGCGGTGATGCCCTGCGCCATCCCCACGGAGATGTTGTTCCCGGCGGAGGTGGCGTCCTCGATGCTCTTCATGATGGGGTCCATGACGTTCTTGGTGAACCACTGCCCGATGCCGTCGAAGGCCGCGTGGATGAAGCCCACCGCCGCCGAGAAGACGTCGGAGAAGTACTTCGGGATCCCGGAGAAGGCGTTGGCGATGGAGTCCACCACCCCGGTCTTGCCGGAGAAGAAGCCGGACAGCGCGGAGAAGGGCTTCCTTATCGCGCCCACTGCCCCGGCGGTGTCGGCGTTGTCGCCCTTGCCGTCGGTCTTGCCGCCGAAGAGCTTCTTGAAGAAGTCGATTATCGGCTTGAACGGCCCTATGATGGAGTCGTAGACTCCCTCGAAGAACTTCGCTATCCCGTCGAAGGGCTTCTTTATGGCGCCTATGACGCCCCCGCTGGTGAGCGTGCCCCCGAAGAGGCCCTTGAAGTAGGACGTCACGTCGCTGAAAGGCTTCTTGATGGCCGCCCAGACGTCGGAGAAGTAGTCGCCTATCTTGCTGAAGGGCTTCTTGATGGCGTCCACGGCGCCCTCCGCCGCCAGCCCTCCGCCGAACGCCTTCTTGAAGAAGCTCACCACGCCGTCGAAGGGCTTCTTGATGTCGGCCCACACGCCGCTGAAGAACTTCTCGATCCCGTCGAAGGGCTTCTTTATGGCGCCTATGACCCCTGTGGAGATCGTGGTCCCGCCGAAGAGGTCGCCGAACCACTTCGTCACGCCGGAGAAGGGGCTCTTGACCTTGGCCAGCACGTCGGAGAAGAAGTCGCCGACCTTGGAGAAGGCGCCCTTGGCGGCGTCCCAGGCCCCGGAGAAGGTGTCCTTGAACCAGGACGTGATGCCGAAGAACCCGGACTTCACGGAGCCGTACACCCCGGAGGCCCACTCCCCGGGCTTGCTGAAAGCCCCTTTCGCCGCGCTCCATGCGCTTGTGAAAGTCTCCTTGAACCACGACGTGATGCCGGAGAAGGCGCCCTTCACCTTGGCCAGCACCCCGCTGAAGAACTCGCCGGGGTTGGACATGACGTTCTTGGCGGCGTTCCAGGCGTTCGTGAAGGTCTCCTTGAACCATGACGATATCCCGTAGAAGGGGCTTTTGATGCCCGACACCAGCTTGGAGGCCCACTCCTCCGCCTTGGCGAAGGGCGCCTTGACCTTGGCCCACACCCCTTCGAAGAACTCGCCGACACCGCTGAAAGGCTTCTTGATGGCGCCCAGGACGCCCTCGCCGCCCTTGTCCGAGCCTCCGCCGAAGAGCGCCGAGAACCACTTCACCACCGGCTCGAACGGCTTCTTGACGGCCTCCACGACTTTGGCGAAGAAGTCGCCCACGCCGCTGAAGACGTTCTTGACCTCCGTCCACCCGGCCTCGAAGATGGCCTTCCATTCCTTGCCGAGGCCGTCGAACCACTCCCCCGCGCCGGAGAAAGCCTTCTCGATGCCGCTCCACGTGTCCTTCGCCTTCGCAGCGATGCCGTCCCAGTCCGCGTTCTTGAGGGCGTCGACGCCCTTGGACGCGCTCGAGAACTGGTCGATGACGGGCTGGAAGTTCTTGGCGATGCCGTCGGCCACGCCGTCGCTGTGCTTCAGGATCTCCGTCAGCGCCTGGACTATGGCCCGGAGGGGCCCCTCGATGAGGTCGAAGAGGGCCAGCTTTATCTCGTCCAGCGTGGAGTTGAGCTGCTTGATGTCCCCGCCGAGGTTGTCGGTCATTATCGCGGCCATCTCCTTGGCGGCGCCCCCGCTTCCCGACAGGCTGTCGGCGAAGTCGTTGACGGCCCCGCTCCCCTGGCCCAGCATGGCGTTGAGACCTTTGATGCTCTCCGTCGTGAACGTCATCTGGAGGGCGGTCGCCCTCTGCCCCTCGCTCATGCTGTCGGTGGCCGCGCCTATGTCGTGGAGGATGTCGCCGAGGCTCCGGAAGCTGCCCCCGGCGTCCAGGATGGCGACGCTGGCGTCCCCGATCTGGATGCTCCCGTCCTGCATCTTCCGCGTCATGTCGCGCATCACGGCGTTGAGGGCGGTCCCGGCCTCGCCTCCCTTCAGGCCGGCGTTGCTCATGGTGGCCAGCGCCGCCGTGACCTGCTCGATGCTCTGGCCGTTGGCGGCCATCGTGACGGCGCTGTTCTTGTATGCGGCGACGAGCTGGTCCACGCTGGTGTTGGCGTTGGCCTGGGCGTAGGACAGGAGGTCGGCCAGCCTGGTGGACTCCTTGGCCTCCATGCCGAAGGCCGTCAGGTAGTCGGTCACGGCGTCGGACGCCTCGGCCAGCCCCATCCCCGACGCGGCGGCCAGGTCCAGGATGCCCCCGAGGGCGGACACGCTCTGCCCCGAGTCCCATCCGGCCAGCGCCATGTACTTGAGCGCCTCCCCGGCCTCCTGGGCGGAGAAGGTGGTCGAGGCCCCCGCGTCCCTCGCGGCCTTCTCCAGCTCCGCCATCTCGTCCGCGCTGGCCCCCGTGATGGCCTGGACGGATGACATGGTGCTGGAGAAGTCGATGCCCAGCTGGATCGTCTGCTTGATGAAGTCCTTCAGGGCGTCGACGGCCATCCCGATGCCCTTCTTGGCGAGGTTCTGGAGCTTGTCCTTGAGGGTGTCCATCGCCCCGTCCAGGCCCTTGCTCTTGGAGCTGGCCTCGTCCATCTCGTCGCCCATGTCGTCGAGGCCGGATGCCGCCTGGCCGGCTTCGTCGCCCACGCCGTCCAGGGCGCTCTCGTACGCCTCCAGGGTGTCGGTGATGTCGCGGAGCTTCTGCTCCTGGACCCCTATCTCCGTGTTCAGCGCCTGCGCCTGGGCGCTCCCCTCGCCGTATTGCGCCACGACGCCGTCCAGCTTCAGGCGCAGCTGGCCCAGGACGACCTCCTGGTCAGAAAGGCGCGTCTTGAGGTTGGACACGCTGGCGGCCAGCTCGTCGGCGGACTTCCCGGCCAGGCTCTCGCCCGTAGACAGGTCGCCGAGCTTCTCCCGCGCCCCTCCGAGCTGGGATTTCAGCTTGTTGAGGTAGGCCTCCTGGTCGTTCAGCTTCGCGGTGAGGTCGCGGACCTTGTTGGACGCTTCCCCGTACTGCTCCTTGGCCCTCTCGATCTCCGCCCGCGTGGCGGCCATCTGCTTCTCCTGGTAGCTTATCTTCTCGGTGAGCAGGAGCACCTGTTCGAGGACGCCTTCGGCGCTCTCCCCCCATGCGTCGAGGGCGGAGGTGTTCTTCTTGAACTCGGACTCTGCGAGCTTCAGCTGGCTCTTGGCGTCTTGGAGGCCGGCCTTGAGCTCGGTGATGTCCAGGCCCATGCCGATGTTGATGTAGTCATCGCCCTTTGCCATGCGGAGAAGTACGTGGCGGGCGGTATTATCCTTTTTGTGATAGCGGTGCCCTCGAAAGGAGAAGCGGGGGCCGGGATCCCGCACCGTGACGGACTCTGAAGGGATGCGCCTGCCCGGCAAGAAAAGCGCCGGGAGCCGGGCGCAGGGTGCAGGCCCCCGGCACGCTTGTGACGCCGCCGGGGTTTATATAGCCAGCGTTCAGAACCAGTTGTCGCCTGCGGGGCGGCGGTTCTTCATCCTTTGACGCCTGGCCTCCCTGACGTTCATGGCCTTCATCTTGACGAGGAGGGCGCAGAACTCCGCGATCGGCTCCCTGCGTATGGAGAAGGGGTTTAGGGAGGGGAAGCGGTCGCAGACGGCCGCCTCGGCCTCGAATATGACGTCGGCGAGGGGCGTCTCGTCCTTCGCCTTTTGGCTTTTGGGCCTGACGCGCCCATGAGGCAGGTCAGCGAGTAGGTGACGATGCCCATCATCACGGCCCCGACGTCCGCCGGGAGGCACTGCCTGTACTCCTCGTCGGTGAGCCCGTCGAAGAGCCTCTTGGCGACCTCCCGGAAGCTCATGA